TTCTGAATTAATTAGACCAGCTTCAAAAGTCTCATACATTCCATCTGCAGCACCTGTCCCTTCTACAGATACAAAATAATATGCTGCAGTTGGTCTAAAATTAACACCAGATCCATCACTAGCATAAGTTGCAATTGGAGTAGTGACACCAGCAGCAACTTGTCTCTTATCTGATATGAGTCTAACTGTATCTAAAGTACAAGATCCAATACCAGAAGATTGTGGATAAGATGCTAGGAAAATAGAAGAGGCATTTGCAGTCAGAGCAACTCCAACACTTGGTATGAAATCAAGATTTACATTTGTTCCAACTATGGTTGCATTGAAAGTACCAAATCCTGTGATATTTTCACCTGATTTATTTTGTATCTCACCATACTCTATCGCATTTACTTTTGTGCCATCATGAATCACAGTGACTTCACTACCAAAGAAGTCTTGATTAGGAGTTTCAAGTTGAACCATGAAATGACCTGACCTAAAAGCCACAGGCATTTTTGCAATGGTTGTAGTAACACCAATACCAATATCTACATGTGTAGATGCAAATGAAACAGCATCTCCTAAAGCAGTGCTTGCTACACCCACAACATTATCTTTAACACTTATAGAAGCATTAGTTACATCATACAAATTAAATTCAGTTCTGATTGGATTAAATGTTAAGTCCCATCCAGTTGTTGTAGGAGCATAATCAAAAGTTCCTAACTCAGGGAAAGTTTCTAAAACAGCATATTCATTGATAAATGCTACATCATCATGTTGCATTAAGGAAACAATTGAGAACTGTCTCTCATCACTAAATGTCTGATCTTTTACTAAGGTGAAGACTTTATTGAAGGTGTCATTTTTAGTAAACTCACCAACTCTAGAGAACTTAGTAGTTCTTTCATTATTGTTAAATGTTGCACTGAAGTCATCAATATCAATTGCCTTGTTTCCTATAGATTGGAAAAAATCTGTTATGGGTCTATTTGCAAATAATACGTCCCTTGATACTAATTCACCATTTACATTGACTGCTATCTCACTAACATTATCAAAATCAGGATAAGAATGAACCTCAGCTGTGCTTTGTATTTCAGCAATTGCTTCAAAGTTTGCTGGTTCAGTTCTAGTAATAACAGCATCAGGATCTTTACTCTCTATGTCTAAATCACTAAATCTATCAAAACCTGCTACATGAGATAATGATTTTACTGTGTCACCCCAAGTATCAACAGGTATTAAAGATCTTAAAGCATATGAGAATCTTTGATAGTAAGCATTATCAGGTAATCTTTGGAAACTGTTATTAAGCATTCCAGAATCAGATTGGAATCCATGAATTACAGTAGTTCCAGCACCAGTTGTAATCTCAGCAGGGAAATTTAAATTGCTTGTAACAAGTGCAGATATTCTTGAACTTTGTCCAGTAATTTTAGATCCAATTCTAAATTCTTGCTCAGTGGAAATAGTTAATTGATTACTTTCTGGTTTCCATCTTTCAATGACACCTATTTGACCAATATCATCTATAACAGTTTCACCATTAAAGAATTGATTTTGTTTTAAGGTTGTTTTAAATCTAGGAAAATGACTCTCTAACACAACTCTAGCAGCAGACTCTGCTGGAACCATTACACCTGGCACTCTATCTACTAGTTCCTCTGAAGGTAAAACAAATTCTATAAATGCATTAGCACCACCTATTTGACCACTAGCTGCAGTAATAGTCCATAATTTATATCCATACTCTTTTGAATTATATCCTCTACCAGTGCTACCTAAACCAACACTGACATTTTCAAGTAAGAACTTCTCACCAACAGCAAATCCACCTGCTTCAAAGTCCTCTGCCTTACTAAATGTTCTATCAAAGAATAATCTAACTGTATTTGGTAAATTTGTTGTTGTGCCTGATCCATCACTACTATATGTTAAGTCTCTAATACCAATTCCATTTGGATTTCCAACAGGAACTATTCTAGGTTCTACATTATAAATTCCCTCTGTATTCTGAATTATCTTAAGTCTATCTTCACCTAATACCATCTCCAAATCAACATCACCTAAAACTTCTTTAGTGAAACCATCTATGACAACTATATCAGGAGGTGCTGGATAGTTTGTACCTTGATAAGTAACCTCAACATAATCAATGGAACTTAATCTATCAACCTCTATAATATCAGGAAGATTAGGAATGACCCTTAAAGTTCTATCAGAAGGATAATCAAATCCTATGTTGTTTAACTTAGTGCCAGTTATTTGACCAATAGAAGATGTTTCAGCAACTAATATGGCACCACTTCCTATTCCAGATCTAATTGTTGAGTACCCAACAGAAATTCCAGTAATTATAGGTGGTTTTTTATAATTTTGACCACCACTAATTAATTTAAAATCAATGACTGAACCTTGAGCAGTCTCAGATGTTGTTTCATAACTTATATCTGCAATAGTTGGATCATACTGAGTGACATCTGGTGAACGTTGAATATCATATTTAAAACTTGTACTTCCCACTCCAACAACCCCATAAGATCCATCATAAGCAGTTGATTCTATATTAATTTGATTAAATTGAGGAGCAGTAGTATCAATTTTTATCTCATTTTTAATATCACTAATTCTTTCTATATTATTAGGACTAAATTTGTAAAATAATAAAAAAGGAACATCATCTGTCATTGATACTGTAACAACAGCATCTGAATCAATACCCATTCTTCCTGAAGATTGAACCTCATAAGCATCATTCTGTTGTGTGGTTAAAAATTCTTCTACATATTCATTATCTTTGAAGAACTGTAATTTAAATGCAGAATATGTTACTCCATCATCAGTGAATGATAATGAAGAGTCTGATACATCAAATTTAAGTTGTTGATTTTTTTTAACAGTAAGAGATGGGTTAACTTTGGATAAAGTACCAGCACTAGCACTTGTTATAATTACTTCTTGTGGATCATCAGATCTCAACTCAGATCTTTCCTTAACTAGTCTTATACTAGTTTCATTATAAAATATAACATAATACATTTCTTCATTTACTAAACCACCTGCAGGTGATGATGCAGTATGAATAACTCTATCACCATAATTAAATACACCCTTAGTTACGCTTATTGTATTTTTGGATAAATCAATATCACCAGCAACAAAATCTTGAGGATCAAAAACTATTCTTCTATTAAAATCATTATATTTGACCTCTACAGTTTTTATATCTTTTGGTTTTACTGTGACAAATACGATATCACCATCTTCTAATTGATGTGTAGAAGCTGTTGATACAGTGGCAGTATTTTGTGTTATCTTTCCAGAAAGAATATTATTAGGTGTAATTTTAAAACTATGAGTGTTACCAACACCAGTGTTTACAAAATATAAAGTTGATGGAACAGCAGCACTATCTAAACCAACATAATATCCATTTGAGTCACTACCTAAACCAACTTTACCTGTTGCTATACCTATAGTATTGGAAGATGTAGGAACAGTAAAAAGTTTAGAGAAACTATCTAAGTTGACATAGGGATTACCAGCAACTCCTGTCCATACTAAAATAGGTGTTCCACCATTTGTTTTATATACAACTTCTTCATTTAATCTGAAATCATGCTCTTCAAACCATAAATTTTGTGTGCGAACAAATGCATTTGTTATTCCTACTCCTATTTGATCTGGAAAAGCAATTGTAGTTCCTATACCTACTCCTCTTGCAGTTCCTGTTCCAACCACTTGAGCTGGATCAAAATAAACTTCAACAGTGTCTTCAAAGATTTTATCTGTTTGTATGCCAGTGCGAGAACTGAGTATAAAACTTCTAGGATCTTCATTTATTAGAGCAGAATTAGTATGAATACCTGCTGTAGTTCCATTAACTGCTCTTAATATACGAAGTTGTCCTTTATCTAAAAGAATATTTAAAACTTTTACTTTTTCTTCATCAATTGTTAAAATATCATTTTCTCTTAAACCTACAGCAGGTGAAACACCAAGAACTCCAATAAATTCTACTCCAGTTTGAGCAACCATATCAGTGGTTAATCTCAATGATGAACTAGAGACACCAACAGCATATGTAAAATTATTTTTAAAACCAGTAACACTAGTTGATAGTCCACTTACTACAATAAGACTTCCATTAATTAAATTATGAGGTGTGGTAACTATACCAATAATTTTTTTACTTTCTCTAGATGGCACAAATTCAACATTAGAAAAACTAGTAGAAGCAACACTAATAGTATTAACTTTTTGTCCACCAATTCTTCTTACAGCAGCCTGAGCACCTCTACCACTACTTCCTGTATTATCAAAAACAACTATATCATCTACTTTGTAATTTGTTCCTCCTGTGGTAATTCCTATGTTATTGACCTTGCCTAAAGTAACTTCATTGATTTCTAATGTTTGTTTTCTAATGTCATTAGAATTGAAGATAAAATCATATCCACTTCTAGCAGAGTTTGTATGATAGTCTCTAGTATTTCTTATCCAACCATTACTGATAATATCATATTCAGATTGAATAGAATCTATGCCCAAATTGAAAGGATTGGGTTTAGATTTGTAGGTAGCACCTATAAAGTAAGGAAATTCTGGTCTTCTAAAATTCTCAAAAGGTCCTGTAGCATCATTTTGAGATTTTATAGTAGCATGATAAGCATAGATTCCTTTTGGATAATCTGGTGTTATAGCAAATCTACCATTATGTTCATCTAAATGTCCATTTCCAATAAACTGATAATCTTCAGTGAAGAATCCAGCTGGATATAAAGAGAGTGGTGGTCTATTAGTTTCATTTGGTTTTAATTCATAACCAGACTTCATTTCAACAATGGATCCACTTCCATCATTATTATTAAATCCATATGGTCCATATATTGGATTTCCATCATGTGCCCAACCAAGAATTGGTGAGTGATTGACACTAGACACCTCAACACCTGATTCAGCATCTCTGACTAGATCTGGGGTACCATACAGAGTGTTATCCTCTGCCTCTCCAGATATAGCATATGTTGCTTCTCTTAATGGACGAGGTGCATAAATGTGTCCATATTGTAGAGATGTATGACTTGCATTCTCTTCTATTATTCCATCATCACTTCCTATGTTTATTAAGTTTCTTTCAAATAAATTTATCTGCCATGGATGAATTTGTGCTTCAACTTGAGCAGTTAAACCTGGTGCAGTTATTATGATATTAGTATTACCCTCAATGTATCCTGAACCACCTTTTATTACTTTAATTTCATTTATTCTTCCAGTAGATGGATCTCTTATAGCAGTTAACTGCGCATAATTTCCTGTGCTACTTTCAATAGTTATATCAGGTGGTGCCCAATAATTTCTTCCAGAATTTTGAATTAAAACACTATCAATTTTACCATTATTAATAACTGGTGTTGCTTGAGCAGCCTCTCCATTTAAAAAAGTAATATCTGGTTGTCTATTAAAATTAATTATTTCAGATGCACCATATCCAGCACCTGCTTGTGTTAAATCAACAGATGTTATTTGACCTCTTACAATTGGTTGTAAAACAGCACTAAAATCTTGCCCACCAGATCTAGTAGAAACACCAATGGTTCCCTCAACAGTGGCAGTAATTGGTTGATAATTAAATGATCCACCACCTGTTTTTGTTAAACTGGTAAATATTTGTTGATCATAATAAAAGTCAACAGATGTTGATCCAATTCCAACTTCAGATAAAGTAAATTCATCATCACTTAATCTAACCACATAATAATCTTTATTTTCTGCTAATCCAGTAACTGAATCTCCTGTTGTTGGAGCAGTGTATCTAACTATCTCTTTTTCTAGATATCCATGATTTTTAATTCTAATACTATCTGTAGAAGTTATAATTCCTGCAGATCCAATAGTTCTTTTCTTATTTTTATACCCACTACCTGGTTCAGTGATAGTTATACTAGAAACAACTCTTTTTGTTTCAAATGCTCTAATAAATTGTCTTCCAACTCCAAAAGAAGTTAAATCAATAGGATCAGTTGATGTTTTAGCATCAGATTCTTTATTGTGAAGTTTAATTCTAAAGTTATCTACTACTGAAACATAATATGATGATCCAGTATCCATACCACCAACATTAGTTTGACCTCCATTATCATAAACTACTCTTTCAGCATCTCTAAACTTATGAAAAGTAGTAAATCCAATAATATTATCTGTTAAACTAACACCATTTCCACCTGTTGACTCCTCTCCACTATTAAAAGGAAGTATATGGTTTATTGCAACCATATTTGCTTCTGCCTTTGCAGAAACAGTGGGATTACCACCAGTTATGCTAATGGTTGGTATATCAATATAATCATATCCCTGATTAATTACCTCTATTCTTTCAAATATACCCTCTGTAGCAACAGTTCCAGTAGCTCCAGTTCCTACAGTATCATTTACTACTAATAAAGGAGGATTAACTACATCATAATTATATCCACCCCTTTTAACTTGAAATGATAATACATCACCATAGTAAATAGTGCTATTTTGTGACTTATAGTTTAAAACTTCAACACCATTATTAAGAATACCAGTAAATCCTGGTTCAGTTTCATAAATTCCTCCTTTATTATCAGGAGGAAGTATTTGTCTAACTAATTCTTGAGGTTCTAACCTTTTTTGATAGTAATCAAAGTATATAAATTCATTATCTGTGACATCTCCAGTAAATTCAACATACCTATCTGTATATAAGTCACCTTTACTACGTGCTATTTTAATATTATTGGCATCAACTCTTCTTACATAGAAGACACCATCCTCTATATTGTTAAACCTACTCTCAACAGGTGTATTAAAGGTTATACCATCAGCAGTGGTGCTTTGAACATTGGTTATACCAGCTTTATAGTAAATTGCATCACCTGTATAGAACCCATGATCAGTTGTGGTGGTTCCTTATTTGCATAGTTAGGAAGTGAATTAGAAGCAACTAAGACGTCTTTAGTGTCAGTTAATATATAACTGTTTTGAACATTTGCAATAAAATCACTCAAATATGGATATTTTGATGAATTTCCCTTTAAAATTTCATTTTTAAAGTCCCAAGTTCTTTGTAATGAGATGACATCTGATAACAAGACCTCAAAAGAGGTTGCAGAAGTGACTTGAGACACTGTTCCTGTAACTACAACAGGTATTGAGTCACGACTTGTTAAAGTAATCTTATGCCCTATCTTTAAATACTGCTCATCATATGTAAAAAGTGTATATTTTCTCTGATCTTCATCAATAATTTGAATTTCAGCAATTTCCCAACTAGTTTTAATATTATGAGTAAAATTTGATGCTTTTTCAATCTTAGATTCTACTCCTAATGACTGAAGTTTGATAATATCACCAATTTCATATGAATTATTTGGTTCCTTAAACTCAATATCCTGTAGAGCAGCACCTATTCTAACTTGTATTTGATCTTCAGTGCCAATTCCAACAAAAGCAAAGGAATAATCATCCAATCTTATATCAGTTGCCTCTTTAAAGGTGTTATTGATGCCAGTAATGTTGTAAAATTGATTTATAGACTTACCAGTATATGCTAAAGACACTGGATTATCATCAACATCTTTAATAATTAACTTTCCTGTCTCTGGAAAATCTAAAGTTGAGTCCACATCAAGTATTGTTCCACCAATACTGATAGGATTTGTAATTTTAGTTTTTGGATTTACCTTAAATTCATTAAAAATAGTTCCTTTTACACTAATATCTCTTGAAAAACCAGAATCAATGCTTATTTGATAGAACTGACCCTTATCATATTGTATAGGGACTACATCAGTTACAGTTCCTCTTGCTCCAGTTGAGTTCTGATTGAGTGTAAGGTTGGTTAATTGTTGTGGATCACCACTAATTGTCTCAACAATAAAGTCTTTAGTTATCTTATATTGAGCATTTGATGGACGAAATAGATATTTGTCTGGATGAATTACCTCTACATCAGCAGCATAGAGTGCTTTAAACAGTATTTCAAAAGCACTATCTGTTCCTTTAGCACTGTAAAAACTCTTATTGTTGAAAATGAAGTTTCTTTGGTCTACACTTGGTGCAAAAGGTCTATCTGTAAAACCTGGTGCAAACTGAGTTTTAACTTTTTTGAAGAATTCCTGTAAAAATAGTATATTTAAGTTTTCAATTACAGCACCATCAGTGTGTGCAGCACCCACTGAGGAGGAAAATACTAGTTTGTCTGGTGTATTTGATCCAACATGACTTGTAATGCCACTGAAACCTCTTCTACACCCCTCAAAATTGCTATCTGTCTTAGTCTCATAGAATATTATTTCATCATCTATCTTTATTAATCCATTTTTATCAGGAAAACCCACTGTAAAGTTACCTGCAGCCTGAGTTTTTATTACACTTGCTGTCTGAGTAAGGTCTTCACTTAAGATTGTGTTAGTTTTTAATCCATATAACTGATCTACCTTTACATATCTGTCAAGATTTTGCACCAAATCAAGAGTTCCACCAGGAATTTCCTGTGAAACATAGTAAGACTTTAAAAAATCAGGCAAAAGTGGAAAATCATCACGCACAAAACGTGGTACTTGATTTTCAACTATATCTTGAAATTTAATCTTAGTTTCTATTGTCATTATTGTGACGTAGTATTAGTATCCTGATCCATATCCACCACCACCTCCACCTCCACTAGGAGAACTTGGTGTGCTAGATGTTGATGAGCTAGGTGTTGTAGTCATTGTTGGAGTTGTTGTAGTGTTTCCACTGCTTCCTACTGTAGTTGTAGCACTAGATGTGGTGGTTGGTGTGGGTACATTCAATGTTCCTTCTGAAGTTCCTGCAATATGAGGAGTGCCTCTTACAAGTGAAGCATCAGCATAACTAGAAGTTACTCTGTAATTTGATCCTGATGTACTTGTGCCAGAGGATATGTCATCAGGAATCATAGTTACATCACTGTTACTAGTATCTAGTTGCAAATAAAGATCTTGTAATCCAATAACATCATTAGAATGAGGGGATGCTGAGATCTGTATCAGAGGAACTTCTGCACCTATTACCCCTCTGGTCAATTTTGTAGAGATAATATTGATAGGATTCAATTTAATCTCTCCTTTTATGTAGTCTATTATACCAATTCCACTTTTTACCACCACAGGTTGAGTAGGAGCAGCTAGTTTAAACAAGAAAACTGTTCCTGTTTTCATATCATTGTTAGGAAGATCACCAAGATATACACAATCACTAATACCACTTATAAAGAAACCTGATGTTTTAATATTATAACCATCAACATTTTTTATGTGAAACTGATTTCCAAAGCAAATTTCATATTCTGCAAAACTATTTAAACTAGGTTCCATATCTCTTCTCATAAACACAGTTGTTATGTTAGATGTAATGGCACTTGAACTATTATCAACAACTCCTAAGTACTTACTATACTTAAATCTAGCACCAAACTTATTTAATTGAGACGAATTAGCATAATTTACAATATTTTCTAATACTACATTTCTTACACTTGCTGCAGATGCTGCTATACTTGTATTATAATACACAGTTGATCCAGTTTCCACATACAAATACTTCAGATCTAGTATTTCTGTGACAATTCCTGCACAAGAATACTTTCTTAACTCTCTATTAATGTTTTCTTTGACCGCTCTAGACAAAAATACACCATTAAATGGTTTAATACTAATGAAAACTTTACCATAAGCAGGTGGAACTAACTCTTCTCCACCATATGCAGATACAGATTCTGCTTCTGCATAGATTCTAGGCACTAAAGCTTCAAAATCTGCTGCTGTAACTGCTCTATTTTGTGATGCAT